TGGGTCTGTTATGGTGATGCCAACTGACGCCAAGAGAAGCTTAGCACGTGCAAAAGTGAAAGTTGGTCTATGAGTAGAACATCCATTGTCATCACCATAAACGCCCATAGAAATTTCAGACATGATTTTCTTGACATACTCAAAGTCAGGTGTGGCTGAAAGATCAACTCCATCTTCAACCATGCAGCTCAACAAGTATGTAGTTCTCAACAAAATGCGATTAACCCAGCCGTTAATGTGAGTGGTTAGAACATTGCCCGAAGCATTGAAGCCTTCAAACATGTATATCCAGCCGAAAAAATTCACCATAGGGCTCAACATGTCGGCACCAATAGCACTGGTCATATCCTCATTGCCACCAAAATGACCAATGATTTTGGAAAACGCTCTGTATGCTAACATTAACGGCATCACCGAAGCAGCTTTTGTGTCGAAACCCTCATAATCACAACCCCAGCGAAATGGGTGTTGAAACATATTTTTATGTATCATGGCCCAGTCTTTTGAATGTGCATTAGCACCCACCCATGATTCAAAAATGTATGGGTAGGTGACCATCGCGTTCAACAGAGCTCCAAAATGTCGGCGCACCAAAAAAGTGTAATCGAAAGGTGAAGTATAAATAAGACGAACTTTACCATCCAAAACTTTCTTCATACTAACTGGTTCATCTTTCTCTACTGCTGTAAAGATCTTCCCAGTAGCACGGCGTTTGATAAGATTGATTTCCATAGCATCAACACGTTCAAGAATTTCTGTTGGTGCTTTGACATTACCTTCGGCACGGGTACCAGTTCGTTCTCCACCTGCAAACACAACCTCTTGCTTGGGTTTGTGCCAGGGATGCCCAGCAGATGAATCAAGAGGAATAGGGTTCAAATGCCTCAACTTGCGATTGGTGGGTTTAGCTGTTGAACCGTTCATTGTCTGGTCATCATTCAGCATCGAAAAATCCAAAATGTCGTCATCACTGACCACACGGGTGCTTTCCAGATCACAGATGGCTGTTTGGAGCATCCATTCGTTAACTGCTGTCATTATATGAAAGGGGTATGACACGTTTGTGTTCGAAAATTTGAGCAAGGCCTTTTGCCATACACGCCACATGCCCAAAGGTGGTTTTGTCTTGTCAGTGTGAAAACCCTTAGTTTCCCACCAATCCCTATCAGGTGTGTCAATAACGTCTGACATTCTTTTCGCCGCTGTAGCACCTCCCAATTTCCCAATGTAAAAACCTTTAGGGGCCATGAGAGGTTTATACCACGCAAAAGGGTTGTGCTTGTCGCCATTTGGCGCTGTGTCGATGTCTTCATCTGGCAACACACCACCACACGCCAAAATACTAGTGGTTTTCTCAATTTCGTCAATCTTCTCATTAATTTCTCGGAGTGTAATGGGATTGAAAAACCTATATTCGGAAGAAGCACCATTTCCTTTAGCGACTAGGATGCCTAGAATGTGAGGGTGTGGAACTTTGTTGTGATTGGTGTAGCCAGTCAAAACAGCGCCACAATCACCTTTGTCAAGACCAGTCATGCCAGTCACAGCCAAAAGAAAGTGGTTGTACATCTCATGAGTCAAACCTTTGTAATCCACATTTTGAGCAAACGCGTAATCACCTTTCATAGTAACCACTTCGTGCTTGTCAGTCAACTCCATCTTTGTACCATGACAAGTCACGATGTTCTTTGTGTTGATGCGACTCATGAGCAACTCGTCAGTTGCAAAGTAACCAACAATATCTGGGTATTTCAATCCGGGTATGGCGATAATCGCCAAATCTTCTTCTGGAAATTCCGAAATGTTCTGCTCAGGAATCGTGTAAACATTAGACGTTGTTGGGGACCTTATCCAAATTTGATGATCACAAGACAAAAGTTGCGGATGCTGTGTGCTACGCATAACAGGGAGGAAATGTTTGGGGATAAGCAGATATCCACCCCTGAGAAAAACGCCACCAATTGACGATTTAAGATCATGCGTAAACAAACGAACAAGATTCCTGTGAATGTTTGGAACATCGGTACCAACAGTGCTGGATGTTTTAACTGCTTTCCCGAGTCTAAAACCTTGCGTTGGTAAAGGATAAGTATTCATTCGATTCTCATCAAAGAATTCCATGTTTTCACGAGCTAGTGTTGATGTCTCAGATCTGGTCAGGACATTCCCTATAGCTCTGCCGACAGTCTTCTTTGGTGGGTTGTTAGGAGTTGTGTCACGACTCTTGTTTTTCTTTTTCGACAATAGAAAACCAAGAACGATACAATAGGCTGCAATAACAACACCACAAAACAACAAATCACGATCGAACCAATCGGCCAAACGAAAATTGCGCCAGTGTAACCTCAAAATGATGACCCACCTCATAAAATTGTAGGTGAGCCAATCATACAAATGTCCAGGCCAATAGTAGATCCTGTTGATGGCTCTACCACAAGCCAACACCAAATAATGACGAATGATCCTGCGATAAATCCCATCGAAAAGCCGGAAGAACTTGTCGCAGTTGAAAGCCACAAAAGCGATAAATGCAAAGGTCCAAACAAACCTGCTCCTAAGTACTTGTGCAGGGATAGCGCCAAAAGGTATGATAGAATCTTCGACTGGTTCACCAGCACATGCATCTGCGCCACAACCACATTGTGCCCCAATGCATGCTTTGAAACATACGGGACAATTAAGGGTTTGGGTAGTGACAGCATTCATTTCTCTCTTCCGATGTGCATCAATTTCTTCTCCAAGCCATTTCTCGAACAATGTCAAGTCAGAGAAGCGCTTAATAGACACATCACAATCACCAGGTGCTTTACCAGTTTGGTAGTCATACCTGAACAGTTCGATGTCGTGGAAACCTTCAAGCCGTTCAGTAGGGGTTGCATTAGCCACCTTGGCAGTGTCTAAAGACCCATTGACAGCACATTTCCACGCCTGTTTGACAGTAACTTTCGCAACATACGGGAACCTCCGCAACGCTGCTTCCACTGTAGTAAAAACGTTTTCAGCTCCAAAGGTTCGGGTATTTGAAGTTGCTACGACGAACCAGGGTTTGAAAGCCACACCTGCTTTGAGTTTTAAATCAGCCATATTTGGGGTATGTCCAATGTTGTTTATCCAGGCTATGATGCCACAAATTGCCGGATCTTGCGTTCCTTTTGGTAGAATATACTTTCCAATGTCGTCAATGACAAATGTTAACATGGACGATGTGAGGCCGTCCATATACTTAGAATTTCCACCAAACGCATACTTAGTGGTTTCAGCAAACTTTCCGGCCTCACGTTTCATGCCAGCAAGTACACACACGACATTGTGAAGGCGATCCAACATAAAACTCTTGCCAACACCAGGATCACCAATCAACAACAAAGAAAATGGTGAAATCCTAGAGCTGGAAGCGCAAAGAATGCTGCCAAAGCGATGTTGCAAACTCTCGATAGAATTGATCATAGTTTGCATCTGTGCTTTAGCGGAGGTCCAAACATAAGTGTTATACTTAGTTCTCGCTTTTAGCAACAAAGCATCGATCTCAGCCATGATCACCTGGCCATGTCTGGGTTTGGAAGCAATCGTGTAGTCATCAACCTCAGCATTTAGCCTGTCTCGTTCAGCTATAAGTGTAGCCATAAGAGACAAATCGTTGAAAAGTGGAGACACGCTGTTTTGAGCGAAGCAATTCGTCACATTAGTTACAACATGAACTAACTGGTCGTAACTAGATGTCCACAGATTGACATCAAACAAACTGGTTTTTGTAGTACTTAGAACTCTCTTGAGGTTTTCATAACTCATTCCTCTATTCGAGACGTCCCAAATGCCAAGCATCGTGAGGAAAACAAAAATAAGTGATACAAAAAAATTTTTGTTCCTCTCATCACCAAAAGCTATCGCTTCAGCCACCTGCCCAGAATTTGTAGCTTTAGTAAAGGCTTGAGCCAAATTACTATTAGTTCCAAGATCTGGGATGCCCCGAGCAATAGTATCATACAAGTCGTCAGAAATCTTACTTATATCGAGTTCAACTTCGCCAAAATTGAAAATACGCATTTCTCGAAGACGTCCGATATACCCATCAAGTGCGGCAGCCAGTGAAGCAATAGCATAACTTCTGTCCTTACTAGGTATAAACCTAAGACCATTCAAGATGACAATGAACTGAACTGTATAAACAAGAAAAGCTGTGAAAGCTCCACTGTCTAACTGTTTGTACAAACGATCATCAATAAAACTCTTGATAACACGTTTGTTCATCCTGATCAAAGTGTGAAACAAACTTTTAGGTTTACGATTGACCCAAAAACCAAGAAAGTTGTTTTTCATAAATGCGCCACCAGGATAACCAAATGGCAACCAAAAATGCGTACCTTCAGCGAAAACACCACAAGCAGTAGCCATGGAATCATCTTTTTCGGTAACAAGAAAAGAGCCCACGGAGCATACCAGCTTGCGCAACTTGGACGGTTTAGTAAAAGGCACACGCCATGAAATGGCAACGAGCCAACTCGCTGTGAGAACCAAGGCGTGCGTGTGAACCCCTGCAAAGCAAAACAACATGATGACAAGGGTACACCCATACGCAAAGTGACGGTGGAATGGTTTGACAAACTGAAGAACAAGGTAACCATAAAGAAAACCAACAATAGGGCCAAGTCCTACAATGTAAAAAACCTTAGCAAGAACCATAATGCTGACAACTGGAAAGAACCAGTAGCCAACAAAAAACCTGCCCATTGTCCTTCCTACAAAAGTAAGAGATAAGACAATGAGTGCGATGTGGAAAAACCATGAATCCGGAGGAAACAAACTCACAAAATTAATGGTCAAAGTATGGAGTGCACTCCCCATGAAACACACAGAATTGAATCCTATGTTTGAAGCCCAAGAGATGTTACTAACGAGGTGCGAGTTGAAATCATTCAGCAAAGCAACGAGAGACAACATCCGAGCATCACCACTGACGAAGTGCGAGTTGAAAACATTCTGCATAACAACGTATGGCGACATCAAAACATTGAAAACCATTCTGTATGTCTCACAAGGGACGAACAGACCAAACCCAAAAAAAATGGGTAAGAACCATGTGGAAAAAAAACAACCAAGCATCAGAGGTAAAACCTCTGCCACTCTTGCAAGGTTGTGTACGAGCGCAGTCCTGTGACTGCGAAACGCAACAAGGGGGGGTGCTCATGGTGGAGTCTTCCGACATATAGTCGGCTTGAGGGGCCATCTTTGTTTGAAGAGTTGGGGGTCTGGGACCTTTCCTAGGGGGGATTTACCGAAAACGAACCCGCCGTCATACGTCCTCTACGACTTTCAAAAAGGTACGACAATCAGAGCGTCAAGATGTATTGGTAAGAACAGCACTTTTGGAAGGATGTAATCCTCAAAAGCCTAATAGCATTTCAGTGTGCCTAGAAAGCTGTTTCTATCTCAATCTGAGACTCATCATGAAGGTCAAGTGTTGATGTCCATCAACCGGATGGCAAATGCCAAACACATAACACAACACAAAACAAGTGACACGTCAAAACAAAAGACAAAAACGCAGGTTGCTGCCTAAACAACAACAAAAGGGACATGTTACAAGGATATTGTGGAAAGCCACAACAACTGCAACAAGCCCAACAAAACAAAACAAAGGTTGCCGTCGAAACTGCAACAAGAGGGACTATGCCCGTAAAAAGAAAAAGTCAACATCGAAACATTGACAAAAGGGCAGTGCCCATAAAAAAATATGTACAAAACTGCCGCGGGGCAGGCGGGGTCAAATAAGACCCCAAA